TCCTTTTACGGAAACTTTACCTGAATGGATTCCATTGGTTACCCGACTTGTTACGGGACCATAGTATTTGGAATATCCCGCGAAGAAACGCGGTCCGAAAGGTCCGGATGGTAAAGTGTAATAAGAGCCCCGTGGCTAGATCGAATCAACCCGCGGGATCATGATGGGGATGCCGACGACCTTTTCAATTCTGTGCCTTGTGCACTTATTCTTGGTGTCGGAAGCGAGCCGAAGGGCTCACTCAAGGGAGGATCAACGACGTTGCCGACGAGATGTCGCCATCTTTGGTGATGATCTTTGTGCACTCTGGCCACAAAATGTGATCAACGAATATCACCGTCTTCTTGATAAGATCGGTGCAAAGATATCTGTTGGTAAGCATTACGTCATGAAAGATCGTGGCTGTTTCTGTGAGAAGTTCTTCAAGATATCGGAACATATCGTTTACCGAAACCCTTCTGCTAAGGGTAACATCTTGTTCACATCACACAGGATTCGGTGGTCATCAGCTTTTCCTTTACGAGGCCTTATAAAGCCTTAAAAGCCTGATGCCTTCTGTCCGGATTCACAGCCTGATGCCCCATCATGGTTTTGCCTAGGAAGCGCGGTGGAGTCCTTACTCAATGGCCTTGAGATAGGCTAAAAGGTCTCCACATCTAAGAAGATCAATAGGGTCCTCGCTTACCTTTACCCGTGCCTCGATCATTGGTATCGATCTCGAAAGATCAAACCACGAGTGCCAAGGTGGTTGGGTGGCGCTGGTCTGCCTATTACGCGACCGAAGAGTTTGATTGATTTCCCACAATCTGTCCAGCGTGCTGCTAGATATTTGCTAATCGGCGGAGGTTACCGCAAGGTTTCATTTGAAAGTTCATGGCGAACATATCAGAAGAACCTAGATTCTAGAAAATCCGATTAACTGGTTTCAGATTGGGTGGCGAATGAAGGTGTGTCATGTAAAATAGGTAAAACGCCTAACGACCGCTACAAATATTGCGGATCCGTCAAGGAAGTACGGAACATGCTCGACACCGTGGCATAGGGAGTTGTGGCTAACAGGGAGAGATACTGCGCCTTCAAACGCGTGGCCTTTTCCTCAAGGACACTGTAATACTCCG